CAGCAGTTTCAGGGTCAACGTAACGACCATACATTTGAGATACATGGTCAGAAATAGCCTGACGCTTTTCCAAACTAGACAACATTGCTGGGTCTACTTCTAATTCAGCAGCCCTAGCGTTAATAATATTTTGACGGTCTAACAATGTTAGCGCTTCTTCGTGTGAATAACGTGGCTGCTTGCCAATACGCATAGGCTTATTAGACTTAGGCTTAAAACTTAATGCCTTCTGGATGCCTTGACGTACTGGACCAGTAGCAGACTTAGAACCTGTAGCAGCACGAGAGATGTTTCCTAAACGAAAACCTTCAAGTGATGCAAAGTGACGCAAATCTTTATTAGGTGCAGACAACAAATACATTGTTGCTTCATCAATTGCAGAACGCACACCCAAACGTGGGAACAAAGTCAAGATAGACCATGTGTCAACTAGTTTCTTTGAGAAAGAACCCTGTGTTGCACCACCAAGTGCATTAACAATGTTCTTCTTAGACTTAATTTCCCAAACAGTTGAGCCAATTGTATCGTAAGGTAGTGGACCAACAGCCCAAGTTGTCTGGTATGGCTGAATTGGACCTTCTGTGTTAACAAAAAATCCAGTTTCAGATTCACGCACAGAGTTTGCTGGTGCAAACTTAGCATGTTCTGGGTTAATTGCTAGGTCTCTTTTAGTTGCAAAGCCTGCTTTGTCACCATACTTGTCCTGAAGCGTTTTAACAATTAGTTCTTCACCCTTAACACTGCCACCAAGACCCATTGAGTACATAGTTGCAGCATCTAAGTTACGTAAAATAACAATCTGTTCATCAGCAGATGACTCAAGGAAGCGTACTGTTAATGCTTGAGCCATTTCTTTAGGCAAAATCTGACGAGCACGTGCTGTAAAGTTACCAGCAGTGTCAACTGCGTTAACACCAATACGTACTTCTAGTCCTTGTGGAGAGCGGGCAGCCATCTGCCCAACTTTCTTCCAACCCTTAATCTCTTTGTTAGCCTGTAAAATAACAGACATGTCAGATGCAGGATTAATCAGACGCTGCAAAGCGTCTTCAGTATTAAGCAATGCTGCTGTAATAGGTGTTAGCGCGGCATCGCGCTCTGCACCCGTCTTAGACATGTTGTTAAATAAACTATCAAGTGAGCGTGTAATTGCATCAGACATCAAACGATTCTGTCGAGCAACTGCTACGCCATTACGCATATAAGTAATGCCATCAACACGACCAGCAAGTAATAGATTTAAATTACCAGCATCTTCAAAAAACTTTTGTGCGCTACCAGCATCAAATACTTTAGACTCACTAAGTGTTTTGATAGCAACAGGGTCGTTGTATCCTGGAAAGTTTTTAGCAATGTTATCAATTGCTAATGACTTTTCACCTGGGTTTACTGAATCTGCAACTCTTTTAATTGCAGGACCAATACCTTTTTCCCACAAGTTAAATACTAGTGGGTCTTTAAATGTAGTCTCAACAGCCTTCTCAATTGGAACGCCTTTGTTGATTGCTTCTGTAAGTGAGTTAGCAATACGCTCACCCTTAGTAACACCCTTGCTTAATCCACCTGTCATCCAAGTAAGAGGGTCTACTGCAATCTGATAAATAAAATCAATAACACCAGAAACATTTTTAGTGCTACCGCTAACTCCACTTGAAGGTGGTCTGCGGTCAAGCATACGAGCAATGTCTCGACCAGGTGAAACCTGTGCATACTTTACGCCATCAATAACTTTCTTAAAAGTATCAGGGTCATCGTATGCTTTTTTAATTGAGTTAAGTAGGTTAGGGTCTACCTTGCCGTAGTCCTGAACAATCTCACCAGGAGTCTTACCAGCAAGTAATCCCTTTGCTACCTCAACATCAAACTTACCAAAGTAATCTGTTGCTTCTTTTAATGCGCCTAGGTCGTACTGGTTCTTACCATCCCATGCATCAGTCCATGTTTTAGCAGAAAATAAATCTGCACCCTGTGCAACTTGACGAGCAACCTTGTATGGCTCGTTAATTAAACGGTTGTATTGTCCACCCAACTTAAATAAACCAATAAGCGGAGAAGCCACAATCTTAGCAGCGCCTTTAACGACACCCATAAAGCGGTCAGTAGCATCAGGTGCTTCCTGCATGTACTCCGCATCTTTAAACATAAACTTCAATTGGTCTTGAATATTTGGGTCTAAGCGGTCAAACTCTTTGCGTGCACCTTCAGTGCCAAGTTTAGCAAGTTCACGATGCTTCTTAATCGTGTAACTCATCTGTTCTACTTGGTTTTTTTCTACGCCAGATAAACCCGCAGATTTAGCAGCAGCATAAAGGTTAGGTGAAACTTCAGCAACAACGGGTTTGATATACTGAGGCATTAGTACCCGTTATCAAGTAGTTGTCTATAAATTAATTCTGCGTCACCTGATGGGTCGTACTGTGCAAGACGCTTTAATGTGTCAGTTAATGTTGGTGCATAGTTAGGCATACCTGCCATTAACTCTGAACCGCCACCTTCACCCATGTCAATACCAGATGTAACTGGTTCGTTAGGGCGCTCTGTTGGAGCGTCTAATGGTGTAAACTTAAAGTTAGGAAATCCTGCACCAGCAAGCGGTGCGCCGCTTTGCTGTGCAGCAATCTCTCCGCCTTCACCATAATTAAATCCTGTGTACTGTTGCTGTGGTTGTGTCATACCTTCTGTTGCTCCACCATCTGTGCGCTGTGAAAGTGCACCAGGACCTGATACAGGTGCTGGGTTGTTGGGCTGACGGTATCCGCCTCTTGGCATTATTCGTCCTCCTCGTCTTCAATGTGGTCTATAATATCTTTTGTCTTAACTCCATTAACCCAATCAGGGTATGAGTCTTTATTTGTAATCAACCAAAATGCCATATCATCATTGAATCCTGCACGTCTTAATGCGCGGTAGTATTCATTTAACCAAATGCAATATTGGTCTAACTTTGAGTAACTCTCATCAGCAACTGTTTTAACCTTTGCGGTTCTCTTACGAGGTGTTGCCATGTTTTACTCCTTAGACTGCTCGTTCTCTAGTTGTCCGTACTGCACTACGTCCTTGACCTTCGCCAGTCATAGTGCTAAGAATTGATTGTAAATCTGGTCGTCCCTGTGGCGCTGAAGCGCCTCCTGCTGGAGCGGAACCAGGAGCAGCGGGGACAGGTTGCTCAGACTGTGCCTCTGCGCCAGCAGGAGGATTCTCAGGTTTAAACACTTCCTCAATGGCATCTTCAATAGACTTACCAGCCTTACGTGCCTTTATCACTTCTGACATCTGGCGTACTAGTGCTGATGGGTCTTGTCCCTGCATAGCCATTTGAGGAATTGCTTGTGCCATGGATGCTAAAGAACCTACCAATGCGTCACGCATCTTTTCAATTTCAATTTTCTCTTGTTCAAGAGTCACGTTGACACCAAATGGTAGTTCACGCATAGCCATGTCCTTGGAGATAAGTCCCCCTCCAAGTGCCTGCAACATAAAGATAAGTCCCTGTGCTGGATTTAATCCAGCCAACATTCCGTATCTTACATCTGCAGAATAATCTTTTTTAATATCTTTGCTTGGTGTGTATGTAACAACAAATGGTGAACCTGCATCTACACCACGAATTGTTTTTTCAGCGTTAAATAACATCTCATCTACTTCAAAGCAAAGTGCAATTACATCGCGTAATGCTGCTGAGAAGATAGCCTGTGCTGATTTAACCTGTGTATCAAATGCACCAAGTAGAGCCTGTACACCCTGTCCAGTGACAATTGAAGCATCTACGTTACCTGTACGAGATTCAGGATAACGCGCTCCAACGCGCAGTTCTTGGTTGAGCAATGTCTGCTCAGTAAATGCACCTTGTGGAAGTGTTAGTTCAACACGGCGTACACCTGCTGGGTTTGCCGTACGAATAACAGCATCTCCACCAAGTTGTAGTTCTTGTACATCCTGTGGCAAAACAATTGGTGCTTGTACTGACTTCTCTGCTGCTTCCATTGCAAGTAATGCAAAACGGTTGCGAAGTAACTGAATACCAAGTACATCATCAAACTGTCCGCGCAATTCACCATCTGGTGAAGGGCGGCGTGCAATGATTACGTTCATCTTACCTAGCAAGTTACGTGCTTGTGATAGCAACATGTTATTGCGTGATGGTAAGTAAAGAACCGTCTGGTCCTTATCGTAGTAACGAATCATCTCAATCATGCCATTGAGGTCTTGCTTGTACCCATCTCTACCAAATAGTTCGCGCTCATGTTCTGGGAACATGGCAACTAACTCACCTAGTGTCATTGCGTATCTTTTAGCAAAGGCAACGCAACGTCCGTAGCGGTCAAACTCTGGGTAAGCGCCCACTGGGTTTTCTAGTCGGATACGTGGCAACTTTGCTTCTTCATCCAATTCAATAATGAATGGGAGGAAACCGTATGTGATGTACATGTCTGCACCGTTGTACATCTGTACTTGTAAATCAGAATGATTAAAATAGTTAGATGCAATACGTGTACGTGTGTCAGCAAACTTACGAGCACGGTCATTAACTTGGTTGGCTGCTGAGCAGTTTACCGCTGGAAGCGGTGCCATAACTTCTGCTAAGTCGCGTGCAACAATGTCAATAAAGTTAGCAACTACGTTCTGGTCAATACCATCTGGAAAGAAGTTAGGGTATACCTGACTAATCTTTCCTTGGCGCACCATCTGTACGTCACCATTGCGCTGGTCACGACCATGCGCACGGTAGCGCAGAGTCTGGACTCTAGCGCCAATCTGGTCCATTGTTAACATTATTGTCCTTATCCAAAGTTTTCTTGCCATTGCTCGGCAAACATCTCATCGAGGTTTACTGCAATACGTTGGTCCATCTGTGCTCTAGTAGCCCAGCGGTTTGTTGCATACTGCGATGTTCGGCTACTAGCCTGCATCAATTCGCGTATGCGAATCACAGCAAACCATAAAGCCATAACGGTATCTGTCTTGCCTTTAGTCTCTGGCTTCCACGTTAGTAGTTGCTGAGTCAAGGCTTTGATACCTTCAGAACCTTCAGATGAAGGTAGTTCTAATATGTTGTTCTTTTGAAACTTGTCTTCACGGACAGTGCCAAAGAGGTTAGACATTGATGCAACACCAAACGAAGTGTCCCATTTGTTCTTCCCTGTGAAGTGCGCGTCAAGCCGTACACCGTATGCAGCAAGCCAGTTTCGTAGGTCGTCATCAAGTGAGTAGGCTTTTTGGTGTGCGTTGATTTCAACTCGGAACTCTTGTGGTCTGTATTTAATAACGAGTTCTTCAATTGTCGCCCGAATCTTCTGTGGTGTTGGCTCTTCCATGTTAATGCAGTCAAGCACATAAATCTTGCCATCTGCTCTGTTGTAAGTACACGCAACAAATGCAGCATTACCTGCCATAGCAGGGTCAAATCCAATTACAGTGTGTCCTTCAACATGCGGAGGATGTCCTGCTGCTCCAGCCTTTAACGGTCCGCGCTTGCGCATCCCATTGGTCGCTCCCTGCACGAGTATTGGCGGGAATATGGAGTCTTCTTGGATATCTTCTTGTTGGTAGACAAGTGCCCGTGTTGAGGGTGTAACTTCACTTCTGCGCTTAAAGAGCGCTGGTCCATCCCACTTAGGATAGCGTCCATTCTCTTTCGGAGTATCCGAATCACCATCCCACGGAACGTCAGACTCAGCCCATAGGGTTTGCCAGTCTTCGGGTTTATCAGCATACTCAAGAACCGCAGGCATACCCATATAGGTAAACGGTGTTTTACCGCCAGACCAGTGCTTAGGATTGCGTAGTTCTTTGTAAAGGTCGTTCGCCGCAAT